ACAGATTATTAACTTTCTGTGTATTTACAACTTCAACAAATACATTAGATCGTTTAAAATCAACATCCCAAAAGTACATTTCAATACTCTTCCTTAAACAGGAAGGTATTAAAATACCCTTATCGAATAAATTTCGATAAGAAATAAAGTTCCGACTTATAAGTTCCGAGAATAATAAAGGGGCAGCAATTTTGCTGCGTATCCCTTGTAATATTAAACCCGGTCCTATAGGGGAAATATCTCTTTTCCCTTTAGTAGAAGATTTATAAGCTGGCGTAATAATCCACCTCTTAGCAAATTCTACAACAGTAGAACTGATAATAGATTTTGAATTATTAATTCTAACACCCAGAGTAACCATTAACTCTGAGTATCTTTTAGCGACTTCATCATTAGCAATAACGATGTCGTCACCAAGAATACAATAATCCCGAAAATTACTTATACCAACTGATAAAGCTGCAACTCGTACGATAGTATGGTGAGTCAATGCTAGCATAGCTCAAGAAGAGTATGCTCCCATAGGCTGACCTACTTCGTAACGAATCTCAGTATCTTCATACATAAAAGGAGCTTTCATTAAATGTAGTCAATTAATATTGTACTTTACACCGATACAACTAAGTATATCGCTCTGGATTTCTACGGGCAACCTATCGGTTGCAGCAGAAAGATCATAGCAATAATATTTAGTAGTTTGACCTAGTCGGTCAACTAATCTGTGTAGAGCACCATGTTGATCCATAGTACCATCTGTATCCAACTTTTCAAGTATGGAGAAGATATATCTATGTAACGGTAAGAACATGACTTGGATTCAATAATTTGAAATTCCAATGACACGTGCCTTACCCGCTACTTTAAATATAACTCCTAATCTACCCATCCATGCTCTACTAGGTCCAGGTTTAGTTCCATAACTGGAATTTAACCAAAGACCTCATAGAATATAGGCGGGAGATTTACATATGATTATGAAAATAAACCAAAAGAATATGAATAAAGATCTTGTATGGAAGCACACACAAGCAAAGTCAAAAATTAACTTTGGATTGTGCATGAACGCAAGTGCGTCCATTTCTGCTCCTCATACAGATCTCGTATTATTTGGACCTGAGCTGTCACTATCGACCAATTTAAGTTTTCCCGAAAATATTAAATCTTTCGGAATAAGTTCTGAAATTGCATTATTTAAAGTTTCGCGAGACAATGTCTTGCTAGCACCTGTAA